GGTTATTCCTGATGTTCCGAGCTCCCTGCCTCCGTCCGGCGCTGCTGGCGGCGATTTGACCGGGACCTATCCTAACCCGACTATCGGCACCGGGAAAGTGACAACCGCAAAGATCGCCGACAAAGCCGTGACCGCTGCAAAGCTGGCTGACGGGGTTATTCCGAATGTTCCGACTTCTCTGCCTCCGTCCGGCGCTGCCGGTGGCGATTTGACCGGGACCTATCCTAACCCGACTATCGGCACCGGGAAAGTGACAACCGCAAAGATCGCCGACAAAGCCGTGACCGCTGCAAAGCTGGCTGAACAGTATATTGTGAACCGGGGTGCTATTGCTAACTTGAATAACGCCACGACTTACGGATTCTATACCTACGATGCAACTACGCAGAACACGCCTACTTCTTACGGCAGCGTCATTGTCGTCGAAGGAACCGGGAGATCAGGAAATTGGATACAGTTGGCCTTAGGATATTCTGCGGGCAATGTCAATCCGTCCGTTTTTGTCCGTTTCCGGCAAAGTCTGGAATCTTGGAGCGACTGGGTTAAAGTATGGAAATCCAATGATTTCAATCCGGACGACAAATTCGGGTTCAGCGCCGCTCAGCTCTCGGATTTGAACAATGCCCCGAACAATGCCTTCTTTGTCGGCGCACACAACGCGGCGAACGCTCCGGTTGCAGATAGTTGGTGCAATGGATTTACTATCGCTTATGGCAATAACCCCGATTTCCGCAAACAGTTCTGCTATGCAGGCGACAAGTGGTGGACAAGAGGTCGAAACGGTACAACGTGGTCCAGTTGGAGCCAGATTTGGGATTCGGGAAACCTCACCCCGTCGTCTTTTGCTCAAACCAAAAAGGAGATCTTTCCCAGCGGCGGAATAGACAACATTACGGATTCAGATTTTACTGGGAATATACAGGCGCGTTTTCCGGAGAGAGAATATTCAAGCATCTGGCAGGGGAAGGATTTTATAGGTACGATTCTGCAACTCAAGTTGCGGGACTATGCCAACGAGCAATCCTTGATGTATCGTGGAAGCAAAACAAAAACATGGCTGAGGGTTTGGGACTCGGGTAACTTCAATCCATCCGATTATTTGTCGAAAGAGAATACAACGGTCTACGTGCCGACCGGAGAATACAACCCGGCTACAAAAGGGTATGTCGATTCGGCTGTGGAGAATGGAAGTATGAAGAAAGTTAATACCACTAATCTGAATACGCTTATTTCAAAGGGTACGTGCTTTTTCCAATTTGCCGCATCGACGACGAACGCTCCTATGCCTCAAGGAGGCGGAGGACTTCAAATAGTACTTACCGATAAAATCATACAGTTCGTTACCATTTTCTACTCGACATCATATGCCGGCCCTTCTTTCTATCGTACTTCCAATACGGCTTCAGCATCCACATTCTCCCCGTGGAGTTGCTTTGCGGAAAACAGCGATTTCGGACAGAACGTCTATTTTGAACAACAATTAGACGCGACGCATTTCAACGACGCACCCGTTGTCAAGAAGCTCGTCAAAGGATCGTATACCAATAAATACGGGCCTGCAACTGTTGCACTGGATAACTATGCCTCGACTCAATTCCCGGGAACGTACTCCCAATATGCGCCTATCGCTTTTCGCGGGTACGCTAAGTTCACGAACTATTCCACCAAAGCGACTTTGGCTATCGTACCCGTTAACAGCCAAAGTAATAATAACTATGCATTTTTTACCTATGTCAATCCGTCATCGATATACCAAGTTATGGCCAATTTCACAGGCGGTTCGGCAACTGTTCGGGAACGAGTGGATTACTGGGTAGAAATAACCTATGGCAAAGTGGTATAACAATCAGCACAATGGAATACATCGCAGCGATCATAGCGGCCATCGGCACCATCATAACCGCATGGTTCAAATACAACCAGTACCGACGGGACAAGATGACCGACCTAAAGATATCCCAAATAAAGCAGGATATGTCGGAAACTTCCCTGCGTCGGGTAGACAATTCGGCAATCGTGTTCGGCGAACTGTGGGACATACTGTACACGCTGGATGCCGACAGAGTATATATCATCCAGCCTCACCCGCTGGGCAACGAGGCTTACGTTTCGATCTACTTCGAGGTGAAGCGTAAAGGCATCGACGGGATGAAACAATATATCCATGACATAAGCATGTCGGACATGCCTAAATTCTGTGCGGACCTGAACCGGAATCCGTACATCCACATATCCGACATCGAGACGCAAATGGACGATATGTATGCCCGTTCGCTCTTTTCCTCTCACGGCAGCTCCATATTAGGGATATACCGTATGAGCGACAACCAGCACGACTGGGTCGGCTCTATTGTTTGCGAACTGAGAAAAGATTCCAGCATCTCAGAATCTTTTCTCAGAAGCAAATTGCACGTAATCTCAAGAAACATTCAGTATATTTTGCCCAGATATATTGGCTCTCACACTAATTAAACTTTATTGCTATGGTTAAGAAAATCACCAAATCCGATCTGCCTCCTATCCCGAGCATCGACAGGATGGCCAACAAAATCAACGAAAACTTCGAGTCCATCGAAGGGGGCGGCGCAACTCCGAGCGGCGCTGCCGGTGGCGATTTGACCGGGACCTATCCTAACCCGACTATCGGCACCGGGAAAGTGACAACCGACAAAATCGCCGACAAAGCCGTGACCGCTGCAAAGCTGGCTGACGGGGTTATTCCGAATGTTCCGACTTCTCTGCCTCCGTCCGGTTCTGCTGGTGGCGATTTGACCGGAAGCTACCCGAATCCGACTATCGGGAACGCAAAAGTTACTCTGGCAAAACTCGCGTCGGACGTTACCGCCAAACTGGTTACACCGCAGACCACGCCCACATGGGGTGCATCGGACACGGCCGAAGGCGTGCAGGCGAACCTGGTCCTGCTGGCAAACGCTCTGAAAACCGCCGGTATTCTGAAATAGCCATGCTTCTATCTCTGAGGCGAATCTATTTCGCGCCCACTTATACCATCGGGCGTTTAAGCATCCCGTCGGCATCCTTCGAGTGCGATACGCTGGAAGATACCGACCGGGATGCCAACGCCAATGGCGTATTCGACGGTCAGGAAGTCAAGATATACGGCAAGACGGCTATCCCTTACGGTCGCTATCGAATCGCCATGACCCAGTCGCCCAAGTTCTCGCCCCGGTACGGCGGACGAAATGTCCCCCTGCTGCCGGATGTGCCTCACTTTTCAGGAATACTTATCCATTCGGGGAACACGCCGGCCGACACGGAAGGTTGTATCTTGGTCGGAGAGAACAAGGTAAAAGGACAGGTCATCAACTCCCGGGCTACCCTGTTCCGCCTGCTCGACATTCTCGACGAGGCCGAATCCCGGGGCGAAGATATTTACATCACGATTCGGAAATGAAAATCATCTACAACTCCCTGATCCCGTTTCGCGGATATAAGGCCATGATGCTGTTCGGGGTCATATTCGCGCGCAAAAAGTTCAAGCCCCTGAGCGCCGTTACCGTCAATCACGAATCGATCCATGCGGCCCAAGCCAAAGACTGTCATGGATATTTCCCGTATTACTGCCGATATATCTGGCAATGGATATGCCACGGCTACAAGGGTAATCCTTTCGAAATAGAGGCCAAAACCCATGAACGGGATTTGAACTACCTCTACAACCGAAAGCCCGAGGCGTGGCGCGACATGATGTAGACATTCGCAGCGGTTCTTTGACATATTGGAATTACCGAGAACCGGGGGGATCATTGCGCCCCCCGGTTCATAATAGCTTGCGTACTCCACCAACAAATGCCTGGAAATTATAAGTTTGAGTTATACTCCGCCTGATTCCATAAATATATAAAAACAGGGCGTGAGATAAAATTTCCTATGTTTGTATCGACATATGAATGGCGTTAGCTATTGTTTTGGGTAAAGAAAACGACCAATTTTATTTAGCCCCAAGAAACAAGTTGTGATTTGATGTAGAAAGCGGTAATTCCAATATTCGGAGTTACCGCCTTTTTTATGCCCGGGCGGATAGGTTCGGGCATTTTTATTTTACTGAAACATGAAAAACGTTGTTATAGCTTTAGCCCTTATTGCAGCCGCATTTCTGCTGGGGCGACGGAGTGTGAAGCCGGAGATCGTCAAGATCCACCGGACGGACACGGTGGTCGTGCGCGACACGGTCCGGGAAACTGTCCTCGTTCCCAAAGTCCGCTACCTGACCCGTGTCGATACGGTACTTTTGCCTGTCCCGGGCGATACGGTGGAAGTCCCGGTACTGGTCCCGATTTCCCGGAAAGTATACGAAGGGGAGGATTACCGCGCCGTCGTGTCCGGTTTCCGCGCGTCGCTCGATACGCTCGATATTTTCCGAAAAACGCAGACCGTGACGAATACGGTCGTCCAGCGGGTCGAGGTTCCCGGCAAACCCAAGCGCTGGGGAATCGGTGTGAGCGCCGGATATGCCCTCACGCCGCAAGGCGTGAAACCTTATATAGGAGCCGGAATCAGTTACTCTTTTATCACATTCTGATATGCCGAAAATATTCGTTAAACCGCTGACCGTAAACCGAGCATGGCAGGGTAAGAGATTCCGCACCTCCATGTATGATGCCTATACGACGGAGTGCCTATTGAAGCTGCCCGACATAGTGCTGCCCGAACCTCCATACGAAGTACACTATGTATTCGGGCTATCCACTTCTTTGGCCGACTGGGACAATCCGATCAAGCCCTTTCAGGATATATTGCAGAAAAGGTACGGATTCAACGACAAGGACATTTTCAGGGCCGTTGTCGAAAAAGTCAAGACACACAAAGGGGAGGAATTCGTTTATTTCGACATTAAGAACCTCACCGTACCATGAAATTATATAGATGAGCTTCCTTTCATGTCACCCAACAGCGAATTCAGGTGCATCACCCAAAATCTCAACTGGCTTGTGATATTGAGCAGATCGTTCTCGGTAGTCGGGTCGAATTTATCGGCATAGCATCCTTCATGGACGAGCGCGATGATTTTGTCTATCTCATCGCGTGTTTTTGCTACCATGTCCCATGTCGGCATGATTAATTTCTCGTCTTCCACTTTGGATTCAGAAATACACAACCCCATGCTGAACGGAGGAATCATTCTGAGCTGGCGGAATATCTCGCCCACCTTATCCGTCCCGTCGTCGAGTACCTTGTATATCTTATCGAACATTTTGTGCAGAGCCTCGTATTCGTGCCCTGTCACCATCCAATGCCTTCCTTTCACATTGGACTTGGTTACCTGCATTGTAGCAAGTATCGTGTCTAATTCTTTCTCCATTTTCAATCAAATCATTTTTTTCCCATTCTTAAAAATCAGCCGTCCGGTTCCCACCCAAATCGTCTGATTATCCTCGGTCTGTATCTTCAGTCCATAATCATTGCCGTTTTTCCTTCCCTTCAAGGATGTCAGAAAGAATTTGATACTCATTCCGTTTCCTCCATCCCTCCGGGCGAATTCCCGAATACACCGGTCAGGGACCAAGTCTGTCCGTAACTCGCATAGAATTGTTATTTTATCCTCGTTATCCATGAATTCATCGTTTCTACATCAAATCACAACTCAAAATGACAGGTCACTGTCTTTTATCTGACCTATGTACTTACCGTTCTTATCGTATAGCTTGATAACCCCTTTTTGCTTCTTTCCTCTCATTTTCAGCCGTCCCTGCTCATCATACACACGGATATTGTCCCGCTCTATTTCCACTCGTCCGACATTTCTACCGTCCTTATAAATGGTCTGTTTTTGTGTGGTCGGCGGCGCTGCCAGCCACATCAATGCAATCATTAGAATCGTTTTCATGTCTCTGCGTTTTAATTTAATGATTACCTTCCTTATAAAAGCGTGCCACAGTCCTTTCACACTGCTAAATATACGGAATTATTCTGGTATCGGACCGCCTGCGTCAGGCCGTACCGATCGTTAAACATCATCTTTTTCATATTTCGTCTATTTTTATCAGGCCCGCATTATCGTGGATGTTGCCGATTATTTCGCAACATTGCGATAACCATGATGCGTTTTGCATTTCAGCAATAGAGGAATACGGATATACTGGTGCTCTATGGTCATAGCCGAATGCCACAGGATTATCCTCAAAAGCGAGTCCGCCGGGAACTCGGAAGATGGATCGCACAATTCCGCTATCATCTTCTTTGAATATATCCCCTTCCCAAAAGCTCTTGCCATTCTTGTCTTTCAAACCCGTGTACTGGCCGACGGTGGCCGGATCGACTTCTACCGCAGCGACGGAGATGCGGCCGTTATCGTTCGTTGCTTGGTAAATGAAGGTCCGACCTTGATTTTCGAGTAGGTATCCGCTCTCCCATTTCCCATTGTCGAGGCTCTTGCCTCTGAAAAGTATCTCTCGCATGATTTACAATTTTTGTTAGTTATCGGTTTTAGATTTCTGAATCCCCTTGAGTATCTCTTGCGCCGGGATAAATCGACCTTCCTTTTCTGCGTCAACCGCCATTGCTCCGACGATTGCGAGGTCCATTAATTCGGAAGGCGATAAAGTCTTCGCAAATTCTGGTACAGTCTTTCCATCGACGTACCTTACCCCATTGCGAACCTCGCATTCGTAAACCTTCCCTGAAATAGTTATTTTCCCTTTCATTCTCCCTGTTTTTGATCGTTACGTTTCAATTTAATGTTGATAGGCCCGACAGATTCGATTTGGACAAAAGGCTTATACTGAGACACCAATGTGGCGATAAGCGTGGCAACATCTTCTCTATCATCAACTTGAGAATAAAAAGCATTACCGTCTTCGTCTTCTGCAAAAACATATATTTTCCGCATGATTCTCACTGTTTTTCGCCTTTCGGCTGTTCGTGTCTTATCTCCTCTACGCTGATCCATTTTTGGGCTTCGCCCACTTTGGCTATCGCAGAGGTATAGCCGGCAAGGAAAGCGTTGTATATATCGCGCCATTCATCATGCATAAATCCATTGTCGCTGGCATACTCTCGGGCTGCTTCTTCTGGTGTTTTCATTTTATCCTACGTTTTAACCGTTTAATAAAATTCCTTATATTCAGCGCCTGTTCGTAGTAGCAATCCTTCTCCACCACTATTCTCTCCTTGTAGACCGGCAATCCGTCAAAGCCCATCGCACACTCCCGAATCACGTCGGCCGGCTTGATCTCGCCTGTTTTGTAGTTGAAAGAGAACAGAGTGTGCCCCGGTACCTTCTTCATGCGTCCGATCAATTTCAACTCTTGCTGCTTTTTGATTTGGGCCTCGATGCGGGATTGTTCTCTTTTATCCCAAACTATGTCTGCATCAGGGATCATTTTCATAGCTCATTCTTTAAAGTGTTTAATGTTTTTTAAAGGTTCAGTTGTCAATTATTATTTGACAACTGGAGGATGAAGTTGTCATTTATCCCGCACGCAACGCACGCTGAAGCCGAGGGTGATAAGGTTGATTTCCAACGGGCTGACGCCGATCGAGCCTAAATGTAGGCTACCCGCATAGTCGCCTCTTTCGTCGTCCATCGACGAGGACCAATAGTAGCCGGTGAGACTCGTGCCGGCCAACTTTGCGCAATAGCCGAGGTCATTAGAATAGCCGAAGCCCGCAGCAGGCAGAAACAACGAGCCCTTGTGGTCTGTATCATGGTTACCTCCGAACCAACGGCCCTTAAGCTCATCGTCCCAAGTCGAGCCGAGATCGCATAATGCCTTCCATTCCTTCCGGGTCGGCAAGCGCTTCCCGACAGACTTCGCGGCATCCATTGCATCCTCCCATGTGTAGTAATGGCGGCCGTTCTTCTCGTAACCACCGATGGCCAAATTCTCCGTATCCCACAACAGGCCGCAAAGCTCTATGGAGTCGGACTCGGGATCGGACGCAGAATCGGCCGCAACCGGATTATCCTCCCTCCATTGAGCGCCGGTAATGAACCCGTCTATCCATTCATTGTGGCAAGCTTCATCTATCATGTTGTAGATGGTTTTATCGTAATCCTCACCCAAACGAATCGGGCACAGTGCCTCGGCTACTTCACGTAATGTTTTCATAATCGTCTCAATTTTTCGTAATCGTTAATCGTCTCGAATATCCGCAGTGCTACCTGCGGGACTATGGCGTTGCCGTAGGCTTTGACGGATTCCCTGCACCATGCAGGAAAGGTAACTCCGTCCAATCCGGCGGAAAGCCCATCATCTCTGCTAAGAACCGGGGATTGAGTCGGAAACCCGCTCCAGTCCGGTATTCGTCGCTCCGCATAGCCGTTTTCACCATTCCGCCATCTCTTTTGGCCTGACTCGGCGGGAGTGAAACGTTCCTCGCGTCGTTGGCTGTCGGTGTCGGAAGCATCCCCATTCGCGCTGCAAGCGCTAATGTCGGCCGCTCGGACGCGCCCTTCGACAGACTCCGGTTCATTCGCCCACTCCCGCAATCCAATGCCGTAGGCGTGGGCATAAACCCCAAAGGCATGAAGACCGTCTTCCCTTTGACACATATCTTCAGACCCTGAGTCTGCGCGGTGGGCAACAAACCATATTCTATTCCTTTTGTGTGGGGCATTGACACCACAAGCTGGAAGTACAAACGGTTGGACTTCGTAGCCCTCATTTTCCATGTCAGAACACACCTGCTCGAAAACCAGTCCCTCCGACCAATCAACAATTCCGAGAACGTTTTCGCCCACGACCCAGCGGGGACGAATCTCCCGAACAGCTCCAAGCATCTCCGGCCAGAGATAGCGGTCATCTCCCGTGCCTTTTCTATTACCGGCGACGCTGAACGGCTGGCACGGGAATCCGCCGGTGAGAACGTCGATACGGTCTCGCCAAGCGGTAAAGTCAGTTGTTCGTATGTCTTCATATTGCACTGCATTAGGGAAATGGAATTTTAGAACCTTCCGGCAAAACGGGTCGATATCGCAGTTGAACACG